ATCAGCAATCGTCAGTGTTGCACTAGATGCCGGGGCAGTGATCGTGACTTTGTTGTAAGCCCCGGCTGTGATGTCACCCGTGGTATCAGCGACAAATGCTGCCGAGTTCTGAATAACCTTACCCGTCAGACCGTCAAATCTTGCAATTGCGTTATCAGTAGAAGACGCAGGCCCATCTACATCACCCGAAGCAATCTCTTTGAAATCACCGGCATTCGTATCCCAAGCCACCCAAGTCTGTTTACCCGGAGCAACCGAAATACCTGTCGTAGGCCCAGTGCTTCCCCTGATCGTGACATTGAACCCACCAGAGGTGTTGTTCATCACAATGTAGGCTTTACTGCTATTGGGTACGTTTATGTAGCGTAGTTGCGATCTGGAACCGGTACAGTTCAGGATCATGTACTGGGCTGATGTAGACCCAATATTCGTTGCTAAACTTGTACCTTGCGTCAGGGTCAGCGTGACATCACCGTCAGTGCTTAATGTCTGTGTACCCGCAATTGCAATATCAAGGTATGAGGTAACGGCGTTGTTGACATCGTCGCCCCATACTCCAGGCTCGGTGCCCGTGACAGGCCGACCGAGGGCCAAAAGGGATGTGTAATTGACTGTCATGTCGTTATCTCAGTCCAATTAGCGGTTTGAGAAGTATTGATCTGCTCCCAGAACAATACAGCAGAGATGCTATCAGCACCAGATGCGTTTTCAAGTACAGATAGCTGCATTTCCACGTTGATTGAAACAAGGTCATTACCAGCCGCATTCTCAAGCACAGAACTAATAAAGCTTGCTGAACCTGAAATACTGTCTGCACCAGCAGATGTTTCAATAATTGTTCCACCAAAATTAGCAGCCCCTGCAATTGTATCTGCACCACTGGCTGTTTCAAGAATATTGGCGGCGAAGTACGGGTTGCCTGCCATGAGGTCATTGCCCGATGCGGCTTCAAGAATAGATGCTGGATACTCAACCCCCGGCACAGCAACTGTGTCGTTTCCTGAAGCCAGTTCAAGAACAGAACGATCATAAGCTGACCTGCCCCAAGGCCCAAATCCCCATGCACCTGATCCCCAGCCGCCTTCACTCATGTTGCCGTTAATGAAAATTGGTACGTTACAGAAATTACATCACCTGAAACTACCGACCGATCTCCGGGTGATTGGAAGTCTGCGGCACTGAATAACGTACCCGTCGTTCCTAAGATCGTGTTGTTACTTGTTAGGAAGGCACCACCTACCGTTGCGGTTGCGTCAATATTAAACACAGCCTTATTAGAGGTGTTCGTTACTACCGAAGGATTGGCATTTGTTGATGCGGCAAAAGTTGCCGCTGGTCTGGTTGCATCGCTGTAGCAATCAATCTCTGTCCAGCCAGAGTGGGAGGACATCGTATCTGATGCAGCCGGTGTATTACTTGCAGCAGCACCGTATAAGCCCACATACCATGTTGTGATCTGCGCTGCCGAGTTTGCCAGTGCCGTGCCAGCCATGTACTGAAGACCGACGTTAACTACCAAGTTATCACCCTCAGCAGTCCACTTGAGGTTGCCATCCTTGTCATGGCACTCTGCATAGTACCTACCGCAGGCCACAGCCGATTCACCCCACGATGTTTTAGCGGCTAACCCGCTAGAAACTTGATCACCCGCTTTTGCTTTTTCCATCATGCAATCCTTAAAACAGAATCAGTTGCGCCCATCGGGGGAAAAGTGACGATTAAATTTGACGCGTTTTTGGTAATCGTCTGCCCAAAGTTAAGTACACATACTGCACGATTTCCGTTGGTGGAATTGTAAATCAGTGCGCCCGCGCAGGAAAGAGTTACGTTGGTAAAAGTTGCGTCGTCAAACGACCAATATCCTGTATTACTTGATGAAAGGGGCGTGATGTTTGTAAGTGCAATCCCCCCAGCGGTGTAATTGGTTCCACTCGTCGGTACTTCCCCAGTGGATGTGTAAACGGTGGTATCTGCTCCGAGGTTGGCAGTTGCGACGTACAAAGCGAGCTTGAAAACATTGCCTGTCGTCCTTGTAAAGTTGTGCAGTCCTTGGGCAACTTCTGCCTTAAAACTTGTGCACATGGTTTGAACAATTGCCATACTACTTCACCGGATACCGTACTTGACCAGAACGATAAGCGTCCTGACGTTCCATACCATCACCAAGGCGTTTAGCAAGAGCTAAGGCTTCTTCATATTTATTTTGCACTGCTGCCATCATGTCTGGTTCAGCTTTAATAAAGAAGTACGCTTCCCGTAACGAACCATAAAGCAAAACAGAATCAAAGTTATCGCCCAACCAAGTTTGGCCTGAAGCAGCTTCGGTAATTGACTGTGGGTAATAGTAATAATGAAGCTCGACAGAATACCCGGAATCAGGTGTTGGACCTAATAAAAAAGTTAGCTCGTTAGGAAACGTAGGATAGTCGGGGCCAAAAATAGCGTAATGACGTGGGCGACCGGTATTACCAGAACCTAAAGTAACGGGATACGCTTCACGAATAAAATTAACGTCTTTGTTTAGTAAGTAATGGTAGCGCCCCGTGGCATCAATAACAGCCATACTATAGACCGCTAAAAAATCAGAGGGGCATTGGAGGTATTGATTATTTAAAGTGGCGGTCCCTGTTACGTTTTTTCGTAAGGAAGGAAATTGAACGGAGTTATAAATGCGCTGTTCAGCCTGTTTAACAAAAGTCGCAAGCTGTTGATCTGATGTCCACGTTGTTGCAGAATCAGCAAAAGTAATCGTCGGGTAGTCATTTTCGACATACCCTCGGATCGCCTTTTTTAAATCCGTATAGTTCACGCCATCGGACCTCTAGCCATTACACCCTTAGTTGCCGCCCCAGTACCGCGAATCTTAATACCAGAAGTCTTGGGTTTTGCATCCGTAGACTTTGGAGTCGGCGCGGGTTTAGGCTGATTAAAAGGTTTAACTTGTTTCATTACCGCCCCCGTACAGCGTTCTTTTGATTAGCAATCTTGGCGAGGTTGCGCCCCATCTTTAGCATGTTTGCGTTGGTCTTGCCACCCTTGGCAAGTTTGGTCAGAGGCTGACCTTTGTGCTTGGCTTTTTCGTGCTTGTGCACTGCACCAGCAATCATCTTTTTGTCCTGCGCTAAGTCTTTCTTATCCATCATAAACTCCTACGATACGGTGACTGAATTAACAAGTCCTCTAGGGACAAGATCGTTGGGGGTCAAAGCAGCATCAAAAGATCTGGAACCACCAATTGGATACCACCCCCATTGTATAACCCGACTGCCCCCAGAGGGAACCCCATTTTCATCTTGGCTTGAGTCGTCATTTACAGGTTCAATCTGTAAACCATTTAGCCCCGATTGATAATAAGAGTTAGAGTCAACACGAGGATTACGAATAGCCTGTGGGTCATACACAGGATACATACCAAGTTGCAATTGCGGCTGATCAGGTTCCCAACACTCAGGGCAGACAAGAATATTGACGTTCTTAGTCTTAATAACAAGCGACTTTAGCTGCTTCAATTTGTATCTGAAGTTACACCTATCGCACTGCGCGATAGCGTATTTACCAGAGGCAAACTGATTGGGCATTAGAAGCTCCCAGTATTACCTAAATACATCCGGCGCGGTACAAAACGAACCGCAGCTTTCTCACGATCTTCACCCGCTGCAAAATTCCACTGCTCTTCATAAGCAGCTTTAAGAGCTAATAATCGTTCTTGTCCTTCAGGAATCTTTTGAGCTATGTAATAAGCTAATCCTGCGGTGATACAGGGAAGAAACCTAAACGGCATATCAGGAGTTTGAATACCATCCCCAGCATTTTGTATGCGACGCATCCGCCAATAAACTACTTGATAGTACGGCGAGGCTTCAGTGCCTTGGTCAGGGACAGGCCAAACTGTGAATTGTGGGTAGGCGGTTTGTCCGGGGTCGTATGCACTTGTTGCAGGGTACGTGGCTCCAGAGTTCCTGCTGATGTAAATCTGTATCGGTCTTGCTTGAGCCAGCTTGTTTGGGATTGTGGCGTAGGTGGAGACACTAATCCTTGTAAGTGTAAGGTCAGCTTGCGTTGAGGCATTACCTGCACCCGTCCTTATAACGTGTTCAAGCAAGTCAATGGTGTCGTTCGGTAAATCGTACGTCGCAGTGCCCTGTACCAAATTCTTCGTGCCCTGCTCAATCGTCCACATATTGATGCCACGATTTGCCCACTCAATGGTTAGTAGATTCATCGAACGACGTGCAGTACGCAGGTCGTAACCAGAGCGCATCTCCCGACCAGCCCTCTCATAGGCTTCTTCGGCTATGTCAGTAAACTCAAGATTAAAGTCGGTTGAGCCGCTCGTGGTCATGTCTTGCTTCCAATTCTCTTAGGTCCATCGCTACGTCAGCTACACCGTGCCAATCTTCAAGAGCCACCATGACTTGCAGGTACTCCTTTAGTATTTCTTTCTGCACCTGCCAATCCTCGTAATCTTTCATCTGAATCTTGCAGTCTTTGCGGCAATTTTTGCCGGTTGTTTGACGAACTGCTTACCTGCGCTCTTTCCAGCCCGTTTAGCTCTTGTAGTCGCAGCGTATTCAGCAGGTGTAAGAGATTTAATTGCCGCCTCCGGGAGGTATCGTTCGCCAGTTGCTTTTGAACCCTGTGTGCTAGGTTTGCCACTGCGTGTCCTCCACTTCTGGTCAGTCCAATTTTTTAGACTTTGCTGCGGGGCTTTCACTTCATCTTCTTTAACGTCTGTGCCAGCCTTGCTCGCTGCCCTAATTTACCGGGAGCTTTTGCAGCTTTAGCCAGCTTACCTGCGGGAATCGGTTTATCGCCTTTGACACCAAGCTGTGCGCGTAAAGCTCCGGGCTTCTTAATGGCTGACTGAATCCACTTACCACCTTTAGCCATACCACCTTTTTTGTAAACCCCACGACCTTTAAGAATGTCAGCTTGGGTTACTTCGCCATCTTTATTTAGATCTGGAAACTTGCTAGTCACGGTAACCTCCACCACGCTGCTTGTACTTCATGGCAAGCATCTGAGCTTTGCGAGCTGACCACTGCCCCGGCGCACCACCTTTGCCACCAGCTTTTATCTGGTTGAACAATGCTTTACGCATCCCCGGTTTAGTGTAATTGCCAGCTTCGTTTACGCGAGACACCTTGCCACCTTCAGCGTACTGATCAAAGTCAGTGTTATCCCGCCTAGCTTTACGCTTGGCAGTCGGCATTTTTGAGGGCGAAATCGCCCCCATCCCGCGAGAGGGCATCATGTCAGCAAGCCTTACCGCCGTAAGCCATCTTCTTCATCTTCATCTTAGCCATACCACCTTTAGCCATTTTGATCTGTGTGCCCTTGGTTTTACCCTTGGTAGCAACACCGTCACGGCTAGGAGCAGCAGTTTTAACAGCGCCCATTTTTGATGGGGCTACGCCACCACCCATGCTCATCTTTTTCATACCAATACCCCTTTTAAAAATTAACGCATCATCCCACGAGTTTTACCACGCTGTGCAATACCATCAGCACGTTTAGAAGCTGAACCTACTGAACCACCTTTGGCATATTTATGGACTTTTCCACCGTGCTTTTTGCCAAACTCACGTCCACCGCCGGTAAACTCACGCCCACCGCTAGTTATTGCTTTGGAAAAAGAACTTAAGAACCCTTCTGGACGTTCAGTAGATCTAGGTTTCTTTTCAGAAGTACTACGTTTTGGACTTTCTTTTTCCTGCCCAAACTCATACCCACCACGAGTAACGCCTTCTTTAAGCGAACTTAAAATGCCAGAAGCTTCTCTAGGTTTATTAGATGACGGTAGTCTAGAAGCTCTAACCTCTAAAGACGCAGATTCAGCTTTTGTTTCTGCTGGTTTGGACGCAGTGGGTTTAGGTGCAGCAGGTTTAGATCCTGCCATTTCCGTCGTGTAAGACTTACCATTAAAAGTAAATCGCTCTTGCCCTGCCTTACGAGCTTGAGCAAAAGCTTCACGGAATGTAGAAGGTGCTATTTCAGCTTTAGAAGCTACGTACTCTTTTGCACGTTCACCTTCTTCAACCTCTCCACCTTCCTCATAACGCTTACGCGCACCAAATTTAATCGGCTTTTTCATCGTCGGAGTCCTTTTTGCGACGGATAATTTGATCAAACGGTTTGCCCGTAACCATCTCGGCAATACGCATAAGCGTCCAGACAGCACCAATCAAACCAAATAAAGGCGTAATCACTTGGAGAAACGATCCGATTGTGGCAACCACAGACATGATGTCTGCGGCATTCTTTACCAATTCGTGTTTATCTTGAGTCATATCAGCACTTCCAAGCCCTTAAGGATTTGTTGATACGGCTGTTTGGGTCGTTGGCCGTTTTAGAACTCGTAAGCTTCTTTTTCATGCCTTCCATTCTGGCACAGAATGATTTTTTACGAGGGCCACCCTCTGGCTGCGGGGCTTTGAGTCCGGGCTTCCCCGGATTGGCAGCGTTGTACGATGCTCGACCCTTGGCGTTCAAACCGCCTTTTGGGTTTTTGCCTTCCTTGCGTTGCCAAGCTGGGGTTTTTGCCATGACATCACCCGCATATCAATGTAACCGCAGTGACATTCGTAACCGCCACGGTTGCAAGATCATTAGTTTTGTACGTTGTACGGATACCTTCTGCTGCCATATACAAGCTGTTAACCTGCGTAGCAGCGGCGGGGGTATCGATCTCAAGCAATAACGTCGAATCACTTGCACGAGTGACAATGATCGTACCCGCAGAAGCACCTGCCAAGTAATACAAACCTTTGATCCGGGTCATGGGTAACGCCAAACTGCCGCCATACCCAACCGTGATTGCCGCTGCGGTCGCTGCACTTACCGTGATACTTGAAACGGAAGCAAAGTAGTTAGTGCTATAGACCGTCGTATTGTTTGGTCCAGCAACTACCTCAGTAACAACCACACCACCTACGGTTGTGCCTGTAATGGTGAAGTTTTTACCCGTTTCATTGCCCGTGCCGGTAATGGATACTTTGTAGCCGTACCCATTTATCCCCGGCGTTGTAGCAGCAAGCGTAAGTGCACCAGCACCACTCGGTGTAACCGAAGTCACATAAAAGTTGGCACTCGACTTTATCTTGACTGACCATACATCATATTGCATGGTGCACCTCTAATTAAGACGTTGCAAACGGTGTAGCAGGAACACTTGTGCAATTAATAACGCCGGTCACCATGTACTTCAACGCTGCTACCGCAACAATCTGAACCCACGTACCTGCAACACCACCTGTCGTCGTACCGTTCAGGTTAATGAAGTCATCGTTTGCACCAGCCGTGAACCCAGCCATAGCGCCAGAAGAATCCGTATCAACAGAAAGGATTGACCCAACAAAACGATCTGTGCCATCCGTAGCGATCTTTAGCGAAGACGTGGAGATGGTGGTTGGAACCCAAATGGTGTAAACCACACCTTCGTTATTAGCCGTGTTGGGGTCATTACCGGGGCCAGACGAAGAAGCGTTTGCCGAAGTATTAATGGTAGGCAGTGTTAACTGCACGTTAGCAGCAAGAGAACCACCAACAGAAATAATCCTGCCGCCGTGATCTACGGGGGTAAGCGTGGTACTAGAAGTAATTTCTACGATGGTAGATGGACCTTGCTGGTAGATGCCGCCAAGAGAGCGGACCGGTCCTTGGAATGTGGTGCGAGCCATATTGTCCTCACATGCGATGTCGGTGTATTAGTCTGCATGTTGTCAGCCGGGACTGTCTAATACACCGGGCTAACCCCGGAATATCAGTGTTGTATCAGGTTGTGGGGGGTGTGTCAATAAGCTTGTTGGACTTCAATAAATTCTCCTGACGAGGAATAACTCTAAGGTTCCAAGGTACGTGCAAGCCACATACAAATTCAGAACGTAAAGGAACGATATGATCGACAACATACTGCTCTCCGGTAGTTTTGGTCATTGTTATAGCTATTTTGTATAGCTCCCTAATCTGCCCCTTTTGTTCGCGCGTTAACCATTTAGGAGTGGCTAGTCTATGTTTCCTTCTTCTAGCTTTGGTGTCTGCACGAACCCAAACCGTGTTACGTTCTTTCCACGCCTTTTGATATACCCGCTTAACTTCTAACGGGCGTGTAGCAGCAGCTTGAATAACTTGCTCTCGGTTAGCTTCATACCATCCATTCTTACGATCTTTAACATCCTCCCGTTTGTTGTACTCTCGGAAATAGTCTGCGCGTTTTTCTGCTGCTTGTTGCCATTCAACCTTTAGACACTCAACACAAGCACCTTTTGTTTTACGAGGAGCTATGTGCCCATGCTTGCAGGGTTCTCCTGTGAAGTAATACTTTGCCCCAATGTCTTGGGCTTCTTTACGAGTTTTGGGTAGGGTTGTGGTATCCATTTGTTCTCCTGTGACTTAGTAACAGGTAATCTACCACAAAAGTTTGAAAAAACAAAAAACCCCGCCGAAGCGGGGTTTTCTGCGCTAAGTGCTTGATTTACATCAAGCGCCAGGGCTACCGAAAATTCCAAGCGGATCAGAAACACCGAAACTATAACGCTCACGGGCTTTATACCGTACGTTCCCAGTGTCGAAGTCTCCATCCATTGAGTTCTGCATCGGTGTGCGAACAAAATGCTTCAGGCCGTTAGGCACATCAGTCGTCAGGAACCATGCGTTGGTATCGGTCAAATAGTGGTTGACCGTATAGCCTTCGGGGATGGAACCCATCATCTTCAGTGCGTTAACGTCGTTGTCAGCCGTAGCCACACGAAGCTCGGTTTGCAGCAAACGAGTTGCCGTAAACATGAGGTTTGGAGGAACGACCAACTTGCGGGGCTTTGCAGCGATCAGCAACCCACGTTCATCAGTCCACGCAGCAATTTGAATCACTGCATTTTCCAACGAGGTTTCGTTGAGATCCGAGTTAGTTGCGGGGCGGTTGCTGTTAACACCACCAGAAACCAGCGGATGCGAAGTCGAGAACAAAGGCTGACCGTCACCATAGGTAACGCTTGAGCTAAAGCCGTTGTTCAGAACTGCTGCTGCCTTCACCTCTTTGGTGTAGTACATCGCACGAGCAAGTGCCTTGGTGTAACGAGCAGACAAGCTGTCGTACAAGTTATCCTCAATCGCTTCTTCAGTGATCGAGAATCCAAGTGCAATAGTTTCATGCGTATAGCGAGCAGTCCAAGCTTCCTGCGCGTTGTCATAACTTATTGCAGAACCCTCGTTTTTGACAGGGGCTGCGCTAAATCCTGACAGCTTGGTTTCTTCCTCGAAAGAACGCTCGGAAGTCTCTGTTTCGTAGATTTCCTTGTGCTCTTCGCCATACTTTGCATACTCCAGACCGAACAATGCGTTCAGGCCGGGGAGAAGCTCTTTCAGTAGTTGTGCGCGTGAAATAGCCATTTAATTTCCCCTTCCTTACACGCCAGTTGGGTTGAGATACTGATGTCCACCAGCAACTGTCTGTCCTGTTACGTTCGGTGCGTTGAACTTAACAATAAACTCACAGAAATTGCCGCTAGAGTTAGCAGTATCAGGAACCACATCAATGATACGAATTGGCAATGTAGCAGTGGTCGTACCGCCAGCAGCACTATAAATGCCAATGGTGGAATCGCCAGATTGCGCGTTACTATTTGTACCGTCATATGTGGTGTTTTGCACGATTTGAGCATTACTACCAATCATCGTGCGGCCCAAGAAAGCCACAGATAGACCAGAAGTTGTGTCATTTGCCGTTGTGCCAGCGACCAAAACAGCTTTAAAGAGCTGGTCAGGATCATCAGCAACATAAGCATAAATCGTCGATCCGCTTACAACTGACAGGCTGGCAGGGTAATACTGCGACCAAACAGGCTGTTTTGTTGATGCGTTAACATACTGACACCCTAAAAATACACCTACAGGTGTAGCAGTAGAGGTGCCCGTGTCTTTCTCAATGGTGCCATCTGAAACAATTTTGACAATATCGCCATAGAAAATATTGGTGTTGTAGCCTGTACCAGTTGTATTTGCAATGACTAATTGACGAGTTGCTCCAGCAAACACCTGACCACCGATCAAATTGACCGGCTTTAGACCATAAGGTCTGTCGATAGTCGGGTAAGCCATTTTGGATTAACTCCTACGATTGTTGATTACTACGTCCGAATGAAACCGTGGTTTTGCGCTCTGAAAACAGAGGCATCCTTGGATCATTCTCGCGCATGAAGTGATTGTCAACAGATCGGATTTGAGCTTCGGCTTGCTGTTGATAATAAGCATTCCGTTGATCAACCATTTCTGTTGGCGTTTTGCACAGTAACAACCCACCCACCACGACATTATCTTTAAAACGAGCATTGTCATTATCAAGATACATCGAGATTTCGGGATGGTCTTCTGCGCGAACAGGCTCCCAACCTTCACGGATTTTGGATGACACATTGCGTGGGTCGGCTTGACCCAGCGTACTGACACGAATCCAGCGATAGGTATACCCAGCTTCAGGTGTAGGGTCAGGCAGCAGCGTGGGCGGTGCCCAGCTACGAGGACGCTCATCTTTAGCGCGTGTACCTAATTCGCGGTTTAAGCGATTTTCAACTGTTTTAGTATCAGCCATTTGTCATTCCTTCCGCCACTTTTCGGGCATATGCTTCAAGAGGGATACGTAACTTCTTAGCTAGTGCAACCTGAGTTTGCGTCAACGTGATTTTCTTAGGTGCAACGTTTCTGCTAGCCGGGGCTACAACATTACTGCTCGTCCGTTTCGGTTTTTCCTCCTGCTTCTCTACACCATCAGAAAAGTTTTCGGGGAATACCTGCCGTAATCTACCGTTGAGCCGTTCATAATAATCATCTGAAGTCGGATCAACTCCATTTTTGACCAATTTCTCATGCAGCCCCAGAGCAAAGCTGGTCATTTCCTCATCGGTTCCAAACCACTGATTTTGGCGTTGCCACGCAAGTGCTTTAGAATCTACTTGAGGCGCTGGGGCGAGTTGTGGTTGCATATTTACAGGAACTTCACGTTCTTGTAAAGGGGTGGGTTTAAAATTACTAACCCTGTCAAGCTTTAATTTCGCTGCGGTTAATTCTTCCTGAGCCGCAACAATTTGATCTGCATCGCCAGCATCATAGGCTTCTTTATATTTCTTGCGAGCTTTATCTAATTCAAGCTCTACAGCCTGTTTAACAGAACCAACCAAAAGAGTTTCGTTAGTCCCTAGATTTTTTTGAAGTCGTTTATTCTCTTCAATAATCTGTTGGGCAAACTTCAACGCCTCTTCACGTTCCCGTAAAGCTGCCTCTTTAGCACGACGTTCGTCGTGGTATCCATGCGACAACTTCTTAATTCGCTTCTGAACACCTTCGTCGTATTTAGAAAGCTCGTCATCAGTTACTTCATTGACAGGCTCTTCAAGCGGTTTACGCCCTTTATCCTGCGGGGGCGTGTCGTCAACGACTTCAATCTCAAACTCAACGTCGTCTTTGGCCTTCTTTTCAGGCTCACGTTCGTCTGGAAATTTATACTCTACCTTTTCAAAATCTGCCATATATCACCTCACGCACGTTGAATGCCACGGGGGTCTTCCACCACAGCTTCAACGGAATCATCGTTAATAATCCGAAACTCGCGGTCGTGAATCTTGATGCGAGTGCCGGTGTTGGCACGGGTAATAATGAAATCCCCTGGTTTACACCACGGTCCCGTGGGGAATCGGTTCTGATCGGCATACGCCATATCACCAAGTGCTACAACGAAGAGCACGTTACTCAGTAACTCTTCAAACTTGACGGTAGCGTCTGCCTTAATAATCCCACTATCAAACTTATTTTCGATGTTAGGTAAGGTGCAAAGAATCTTGTACCCTTTAACAATCGGCAATTGCTTGGCTTTTAGCTGAACATCTTCAATTACAGCTTGAGCTGCATCAGTCATTTTCAAATTCCTCATATCGTTGCACAAGGTCTTGTACTTCCATCCTTGCACGGCGCAGACCTTGGATTACGCCGCACAAATTTCTATAT